TGATCCATATAAAACAAACGGATATAGCTATATCAATCCGGCTCTCTGGGATGTACCGCAGAATAGACCCCCTATATGTATTCCGCAAAAAGGTTATGAAGCAGTTGTTCAACCATCACCAACCACTGGCACGCCACTAGAGGCACTTGAATGGAAAGAGGTTCTACCAAGATTTACATATAATCATGTATATGATCCTAAGTTTTATTATCCTGGTTATCAATCAATTTAATGTTTCCATAAAATCCAATATAGCAAACCTAGCTTTATTAGAAAAACGATTTTTATCACTTTTCCAAATATTTAATTTTTCAATTATATTATTATAATATACTTTTTCTAATTTTTTTGAAATACACTTAATAAATTCAATATATACTTCAATTATTTTTTCTAATATTTCTTTATCTTCTGTAGCTAAAAGTAAATTTTCTAAATAATTTAATTTATCAATTATAATACTAATGTCTAATAGATTTGTTTTCACAAAAATCATCCCTAGAAAAATAAATCCATTTTTAAAAATTAAATTATTACGTGTGTCTAAACAAAGCTGATTATAATTCGATTGGTCAATTTTAACAAATTGTAATTGTGTTAATTTAATAATTAATTTATCTATCATTGAATTAGTTTGATTTAAATTAGTAATAAGTGTTATTAATAATTCCAAGTTATTTAGTTGTTGTAAGCCTATATTTAATATTAATTCTAATAAAATAGTAGTAGCTTCAGCACTATTTTCTATTTCATTTTTAATTTTTTTTTCCAATGTATTAAAATTAGTAGCGGATAGTTGATTTAAATATAAACTAAGATTTTCTTTTATTTTATCGGATTCTTGTTTTTGACTAGTTTTAAATGTTGCACGGATATTTGTTCCTTTTTTCCATCCTTCAATATTATTTTTAAGTAATAAATAGCTATCACGGGTAATGTCATCAACTACGGATGTATTATTTTCTAAAAACCAATTTACAATATTTATACTAAGGGGAACATTATCTAAATGAATAGCCATATAATATAATTATATCTATTATTATTTTCTTTAAGTTTTAGTAAATAATTATTAAAACTTAATTAAAATGATGTAAACTGGCAACAGGATGATTATAAGCTTTCATAGTTGACCATTTATCAGGAATACGTGATGTATTTTGAGCTGCTGGAGCACTACCCCATAAGCTAGTATGATTATTATTACTTTGTGGATTTAAAATTGGCGCAACTTGATTAGAACGTTTTTTATCTTCTTCACTAATATTTAATCCCCAACGAGCTGAAGCATAATTTAAATCAGTATTATCACGAAAAACAACATCTGCTACAATATTATTATTCATTAATGGTATACTAAATTTTTCCAAAGGGTTTTGAACTAGAACAGGTTGTAAAAAAACATATAGACACATAATTACAATAAAAACTAAACTTATTGTTAATAAATCACGGTTCATTTATATATAATACAAATTGAGAAAAAATATTTCATTAAGCTCCAATATTTAATGTGCTAATTAATCGACCCTGATAATCTTCTTGGCCCGTGTGCCATAAATCAATTGTAATATCTACAAAAATCCTTCCCCCAATTAAACGCCAACGATGACAAAATAACCAGTCTTCGGAATAATAATGGTCATTTACTATAGCACAATCAAATAAGGAATATGCGAAACGATTTTCTTCGCCATGGAGAAATCCACAATCATCTGTATATTTACATTGAGGATGAGCTTTTATCATTTTATCAATACAGCTACGTTGTATCATCATAAATCCAGTTGCTAATGTATAAATTTCCATTAAATTATTCTCAATTTTATTTTGTTCTGTCAAATAATTAAAATTATAATGAAGCAAATTATGATAAATCATTTGTGTATCACTTAAAGGCTGATTATAAGCAGACTTCTTACGATCTAACATATTTTTAATGTTTTCTGGAGTTAACCGGTCCCAATGATACTTTTTAATAGGATATATTCCCCCTACTAATTCTTTATCAGCAATAATCAGTTTAATCACATGGATAGGCTCCCAGGTAATATCACTATCAATAAAAAGAATATGGGTCATTTCCGGGTCAGACATAGATTTTGCTACAAGATTATTACGACCACGAGTAATTAAACTTTCATTACGAATAAATTGTAAAACTATTTTTATACCTAATTTCTCTAATGCTTCTTTTGTTTCCATTATTTTTAATATATAATTTACATGACATAAACCACCATAACATGGGGTGAGAATATATAATTTTACCTTATTTTTAGAAAGATATTCTTTCACCCTATTATCAAAATAATCCTTACTTACTGTACTACTATCCTGATTAGATTGCGGTTGTTGAATATTAACTGCCATTTTATTTTTTAAATTTTCAAGATAATTTTTAACTTTATCATCTTCGCTCTCTACTTTAGGCGGGTCTACTTGTTCAGAAAGTTTAGCCTTAAGATTATTTAAATAGTTTTTAACCTTTTCATCTTCACTGACTGTTTCATCTTTGTTTTCTACAGGTTGTACAGTCAAATTATCTGATCCTTGTGACATTATATAAATATAATTAATTACCAATTCTTTAAATAATGATATATTATCAACTATAGATTAAAATAAACTATTCATTATATTCACTATTAAATAGTTTTAATGATACATTGAATTTTATATAAAAAAACAAAAAATTACGGATGACGTAAGGGTTAATAAAACAAATTATAATTACGTTTTAATAAAAAAAAAAATTGTATATATAGTATATAAAAAAAAAGAATGTCTAGTTTTATTAACTACATATATAATAGTATTTATGGTGATAGTAGTGAAGTAAAAATATCTAAAAAATATGGTTGGAAAAAGGGTGAATTTTATGGTAAAACAATTAAAAGCATATTTAATATTGGCTTTTGTCATAATGCTATTAAACAATTAGACTTACGTTCAAAATGCCCAGCTGTTTATGATCAAGGTCATTTAGGTAGTTGCACGGCAAACGCTATAGGGTTTTGTTATCATTTTGATGAATTAAAGCAAAATAATCAATCATCTTTTATTCCAAGTCGTTTATTTATTTATTATAATGAAAGAAATATGGAAGGGCATACAAGTGATGATAGTGGCGCTGAAATTCATGATGGAGTTCATAGTATTAATACAATTGGTGTATGTCCTGAAGATAATTGGCCTTATGATATTAATAAATTTTCAGAAAAACCGGCTGATAGTTGTTATGAATTAGCTAAAAATCATCAATCCGTAAGCTATCAAGCAGTTGAACAGAGTATTGACCAATTAAGAGCCGCTATTATATCTGGATTTCCGGTAGTTTTTGGTTTTACGGTTTATGAGAGTTTTGAAAGTGCCGAGGTTACTAAAACAGGAATGATGCCTATGCCTAAAGAGGGTGAAAAAATACTAGGAGGACATGCTGTAGCTATAGTAGGATTTGACGATACACAAAAACTATTTATTGTACGTAATAGTTGGGGTGAAAATTGGGGGGATAAGGGATATTTTTATATGCCATATGATTTTATTATCAATCCGGTATATGCCAGTGATTTTTGGGTAATAACTAAGACAATTGATTGTAATAAGCTAATATTAGAAAATCATATAAAAAATAAAATATTTCAACAAAAACTACTTGATAATTTAATATATATAAATGATAAAGAACAAGAAACCACTAATCAATCTTTAATTGTTTCCAAAAGAAATCGTAGAAAACACAAACAACACTAAAAAAATAATAAATAAATAGAATATATGAATATTACAATTAATCATATTCTCTATTTTATTACTGTATTAGCCATTTTAGCCTATTTACTTCAAATTAATCGTGCTATTTATTATTTTATTATGAGTACTATGACAGTTGTTTTTTATCTTGTATCGAATGAGTTAACGATGAGTATATGTATTTCGGGGGTTGTAACCGCACTAATATATGTATTTTTAGATAGACAGCCATTAAAAAAACGTAAAAGTATGTTAATATTAGAACATATGACGGATAATGATACCAAAGAAGAGGATGAACCTAAAGAAAATAGTAGGGAAGAAGTTGTTGAAAATGATATAGAAGAAGAATTTGAGCCTAAAAGTGATAATAAAATAGATCATAAAAATTCCTATTTAGAATTATTTAAAGATTTAAAACCTGAGGAAATTAATTCATTAAATACAGATACGCAAGAATTAATAAGAACTCAAAGGCAATTGATAGAAACGTTACAATCAATGGGGCCAGCTTTAAAAGAGGGGAAAACTATTTTAGATACATTTAAAAATTATTTTAATGATGGTGGTATGGACAAATTGAGTTTATAGGCGTTAATTGGGATTAACCAAATATTATTAAAAAAATTGATTTAATTATGTTGATCATAACGGTAAAATAACGAAATAATACGCAATGACTAATTCTTATATTAATTTTATAATAGATAATAGTGTTAGAGCTAGATATGATATATACCTAAATAATAATAATATTTACAATATAAATGAAAGATATTATAATTATAATTCATTATTTAATTTTATTAATGGATATCAAGGAGTAGCGGAGAGTGCTATTACTTTCGCGACTGACACGAAATATGTAGGTGAACAATGTTCAATATGTTGGGAAAATGTTGAAAATGTGGAAACAATGGCAGTAACAAAATGTTCAACGCAACCCCATGTATTTCATAAAGATTGTATAAATAAATGGATGAGCCACTCATCATCATGTCCAAATTGTAGACATCATTTATAATTTAAACCTTATATTACTTTAACCATCAAATATACGTTTTTTTATTGGTTAATGTCATATTATTAATTAGATGGGTTTTCTAATATTTTTTTCCAAATACCTTTTCTATTTTTTAAATCAATTGTATAAAAGAATGATTTTTCTAAAATAGTTCGTATTAATTTAGAGAAAGATACATTTGTTAATTCACTTATATATTTTTTTTCTTTTATATATCTTTCCTTAAAGTGTTGAGCATCCCATTCATATAAAAAATCTAAAATATATGTCATTAAACTTAAAAGATATTCATGATCAAAAACATCATGTTTAACTCTTTGTTTAATAAAATCAATGTCTATAAATTTATCAATATTATTTTGTGTGCTATTTTTTGGTAATATTTCGTATAAAAATGTTTTAAGTTCTGAAAGGTTAGAATATATGATATCATAATTTCCTCCCTCAATGTCTTTTTCTATTTTATCCCAATAAGCTCTCTGCATTATTTCAGCAATAGCATTATATTTGTGTTCTTCCATTTGTATAATTATAGTATCTAACATAGTTAGACATCCTATTTTAGAACATGATGTTCTGATAGTTTGTATTAATTGATCATAATGAGGTTGCCATTCATTTCGTGTTGTTTGTTCAATAATATTATATGTATTTTGGGTGTGTAATTCTATATTTTTTTTTATTTCTAATATATTATAATAGAAACAAGCTATATCGGTAACAAATTGTTGGTAGTCATTTGCTTTCCAATCATTAAAATATGTTAAAAAATCTTCAATAGTATTATTTAATTCATCATCTCTCTTTAGAACACCCAAAATAATACTTCTAGATTTTGTCCATAATACATCATTAGCATCCATATCATTTTTAAATTTATATATCATTAGTGTCATCCATATACACCGACTGTCTTTTAATGAATATGTTCCAATAGTGGTATTTCTTACTTTTTTTAAATATTGTTGACCTTCATTTAGAGTTTTTACTTTCTCGATAAATTCTCTAAATGATGATATTATTCTATAATCTATGTTTGACATTTTGTTCTTGTTATAATATTTTTAGGAGAAAATAATGTTTAACTATTTAAAAATAATTTAATTATAAAAAATTATAATGTCATTGTTAGATTTTATAAAATCTATTTATAGAGAAGAATTCGATGAAAAGATTAAATCAGTTAATCTAATGACCCGTGGATTATCTGTAGTAGAATTTTATCTAGAAAATAATAAGTATTATATAGATATTGATAATAAGGTGTATACTCAGGACCTAACTAAAAATATATTACATGGAATAGAGATAGGATATTTGCGAGATGGAATAATTTATATAGGAAGTTAATTTATAATAAAAAATTGATTTGATTATAAAAACATATTTATATAATATATTACATAAAATGAAGTTTTGTAAAAAATGCAATAATATGCTTTATATTCAGTCGCCCGAAAATGTAGTTGAAATAAGGTATACATGTCGTAATTGTGAATATAAAGAAATAGATAAAAATCCTGAGCGATGTGTTTATGAGAATATATACAATCAGAAGAATTCTACTCATGATATTATTTATAATAAATATATTAGACATGATGCTACATTACCACGTATAAATACAATTAAATGTATTAATCAAAATTGTATTAGTAATAAGAATTTAAATGATGTTTTAATAATCACTGATGTATCTATACATCAAAATAGGGAAAGCTTTGAAAGTCAATTACAATCTATATTACAAAGATATGAAAATTCCGAAAAAATATTTTTAGATGACGATACAATTATTATAAAAGCTCCCCCTAATAGAATTATTGAACTTCGTAATGAGCTATCACAAATTCATACTTATATTGAATATCATAAAACGGTAGATTCTCAGATTATCTTTATTAAATATGACCCAGATGAATTAAAATATGTATATATTTGTGATTATTGTAATACAAGTTGGAAAAAATAATTTTATATTTTTATAAAAAAAATTGATAAAAATATAAAAGATAAGGAATAATATATAACAATAATGAGTGAAGAACGTTTCAGTGATGATAGTATTAGTGAAGATGATGATATCGATTTAGAAGATGTTCCCGAAGAAGAATTTGAGGATGGTGATGGTGATGAAGAAGCAGAAAGAGGTGTTTTTACTATAGATGATGAGGAAGAACAACTTATAGAAGAGGAGGAAGATGATGAAGATTTAGATAATCTAGAGGAGATAGATGAAGATGAAAATATAATCAATGTTAGTGATAATCATAAATTTGAGATTGTTAGTAAAGATAAAATGTATGAACGTATCGAGAGTAAAAAACGAATTGGTAATCCAATGATGACGATGTTTGAATTAACAAAAATAATTGGTATTCGCTCTCAACAAATTGCGTCAGGAATGGCTCCTTTAATTGAAGTGGATAAAGATATTAGAGATACTAAGTTTATAGCAATAAAAGAAATACAGTTAAAGAAAATACCATTGATAATCCGACGATATTATCCTAATAATATGTATGTAGATTGGCGTGTAGAAGATTTAATGTTGCCTAAAAACATTCTATTCTAGATATATATTCTTCGAGGTAATTTAAAATAATAGTAATATCCGCATTTTTCATTTAAATAGTCTTTTATAAAATCCGTAGTCAAACTATCTATTTCTAAGTCTAATTTTTTAGCTATATTTTTTTTTATTTTTTGTAATAGATTACTATGTTTTTTTTGGTAATTGATTATTTCATTATTATATTCTGTATATTCATTAGATATTCTATATTGGTTTATAAAATCATTGGCTACTTTATTTATTTCTTTATCAAAATTTTTATTTATTAGTAATGATTTTTTTTCTATTTTTTTACTTTCTGTAATAATTTTGTGTATTGATAGTTTTAAGTTTATGTCTTCTTTTTCTAGTGCTTTCATTGTGCTAACAAAATCATTATATTCTATTAATGTTTCGTCAATACTATTATTATCGCTATCTTCATAATCTATATCTATATGATTATTAGTATTAGATACGGATATTTTAGGATTACCATCAGTATCTCTACAATTAGGACATTCGTTGGATTTACGTAGACATTTAATTATACAATTTACATGAAATGTATGACCGCATGTTAAACTAGTTGTATCATTTGTTTCATCAAGATCTTCTAAACATACACTACAGATATCAATATCAATATTATTCATTTATATAATATTGATATTATATTATTTTAAGTAGAAAACGCAACAGCTCCAGTTCCATTAGATTTTCTTAATTCGAGAAAAACTAGTCGCAATTCCTAATAGATATATAAATAATTTACACTGTAGCAATACAATATATCCAATAGATGATGAAAAAATATACTGGATATATGAGTGATATATTTGTCGTTTTGTAATTATTAATATAAATAATGTAATTTTATTGGAACTTTAGACATTCTAATATTTACTTTTGGTAAATCCTTTTTATTCATTGGCACTAGTCGTTTCAATGTTTTAAAATATTCATCCGATGTATATTCATAGATAAATTTACTATTTATTGTGCTACCAATATTTAAATTATTTATGAATGAAATTTCAGTAATATTTATATTATATCGAACAATAAAAAGTTCACAATTTCTATAAATTTTATAATAGTATGCGTCATCATATTCTAATAAAGATGAATTATTAGGAGTTAATCCAATATTTTTAAAAATAGAATAACTATTTGGTAAAGATAATTGACCCCCTCTATAATTTTTTAAAAATAAGTCAGTGTCTTTACTAATAATTACATTTTTGGTGAACAATACTTGATATTTTCCGTATGGAGCTCCATTTATTTTTTTGTCAAGATAATTATTATATAACGCTGCTGGCACAACTGTTCCAGAATAAACATTACAACTAATATAATTATCAACATTTAGCACAGTATTATTAACAGAAAAATTATTTAATACAAAAAAAATATCATAAATACTGAAAATAGTATAATCTATTACCTTTTTATCATTGATAGAATTATATACTTCCTGACTTGTTACAGTATAATTAATAGGATACAAACTAAA